CCGACGAAAGCGGCGCGGCCGAAAAACTCGGCGTCAAGGTGCACGTGATCCGGGCCGGCGAGTTCAAGGGACTCGGAGAGCCGGGCACCGCCATCACTGAGGCGCAGATCACCGAGATCCAGCGGATTGTCAACCGCCTCAATGAATCCTACCTAGCGACCATCGCCACCGGTCTTGGCCGGTCGGTGGATTCGTTGCTGCCGCTGGCCGACGGTCGCGTGATCATGGCCGCCGACGCGGTCCAACTGGGATTGATCCACGGCGTCCAGACGTACGACGAAACCTACGCGCAGCTCGTGGAGGCCGTCTCCCGGGGCGCGACGCAACCCACACCAGCACGGAGAAAGACAGCCATGGCTGCCGAAAACCCCGCGACTCTGGCCGAACTGAAGGCCACGTTCCCGAACTCCACGGCCGAGTGGCGGGAATCGCAGCTCGAGGCCGAATCCACGCTGTCGCAGTCCGCGATCAGCTACGCGCAGCACGTCGAGGCGAAAGCCGTCGCCGAGAGGCAGAAGCACGAGCAGGAGTTGGCCGAAGCAAAAAACGCCGCTGCCAAGAGTGGCTCGCTGGGGCATGCTCCACTCACGGCGGCGAACGTTGGTGGTGACGAGTTCCACGGCGAGTCCGGCGATCCGGTCGCGGATTTCAACGCGGCCGTGCAAGCGCGGCTGCCGCGGCACCGCGACGCCTCCTTCGCCGAACGGCGGGCGGCGATCGCGTTCGTGGCGCGCGACAAGCCGCAACTCCATCGCGCGTACCTGGAGGCCACCAACTCCAAGAGCAAGCGCGTGGCGCGGTTGATCGCCGAGAAGTTCGAAACGGCCGACGTGAACTGAACCTCCGCGCGGACGCGACAGTCGCGGACCGAACACGGAACCACAGATAAGGAGCCCTCCAGTGAGAGTTGAAGAATACCCCACGCTGCCGAACAACGCGGCCCTGACGCGGGGCACACGCGTGCTCCTCAGCGGAGGATATCTGGCCGCGGCCAGCGCCAGCCAGGACGAAATCGGCACGATCTCCGACGACGTCTTGGCGACGGACGGTTACGCCTCCGTCGTGCCCATCGGTTTTAGCGGTGTGCGGCAGATGGTAGCCAGCGCTTCCATCAGCCAGTACGCCACCGTGTACGCCGCCGCCAGCGGCAAGATCGCATCGACTGGAACGCTGCGCCGCGGCATCGCCCTGGACGCGGCCAGCGGCGACGGAGCCATCATCCGCGTGCTGACGCAACACGGTTCCTGCGCCGCCCTCTGAGCCGGAGCAACCGTTGGTTGAGGCGACGCGCGCCACACAATCACACACGAAAGGATCGCGATTATGGCCGGTTCTCCCAGCACCGCAATCACCCGCCTGGATATGTCGTTGACGTACCAGGAATTCAGCCTCGCCGCCAATCAGCGGAAATTCATCGGGTTGCAGGTACTGCCGCCCGTCGGCGTGGCGCAGGAGGCGGCGGATTTCCCGAAGATCGAAGTCAAGGCCCTGATGTCCGAGCCGCGCGACACCGCGCGGGCGCCCTACGGCAGCTATCCGCGCGCCGGCTGGAATTGGACGAAGGACAGCTACGCCTGCCAGGAGCACGGCGTGGAGGAAATCGCGGATGACGCGATGGTCGAGCGCTACGGCGACGTCGTCCGCATCGAGCAGATCGCGGTGGCCCGCGCGGTCAACCGCATCCTGCAGCGATTGGAGTACGACATCGCGCAAGCCGTGTTCAACACCACGACCTGGACTGGCGCGACGCTGACCACCGGCATCACCACCTCGTGGGTGACGGCGAACAAGTCGACCGCGGACCCGATCGCCGACATCGACGCGGCGCGGGAGAAGGTGATCACCTCCTGCGGCATGACGCCCAACACCGTCGTCATGACGGACAAGGACTTCATCAATTGCATCCGCACGGATCGCGTCGAGGGACTGTTGAAGTACGACGCGATGGAGGTGCTGATGGCCCTGCAGGGACGCGGCGGCGACATGCAGGTGCTGAACTCCGCCGCGCAGGCGCTGGCCGGGCTGTTCCAAGTCGAGAAAGTCCTGATCGGACAGGGAGTGTACAACTCGTCCGACGAGGACATCACGGCCAGTTTCAGCCGCTGCTGGTCGACGGGCTACGTCATGGTCTGCCACGTGCACGACGATGGCATGAGCGGCGACCTGGAGGCCGCGGTGCCCAACATCGGCCGCACGATCTTCTCGACGAAGAATTCCGAGCCGCTGCCTGGCGCCGGCGACGCGGGGTTTGGTTCGCTACTGTTCGACGAGTACCGCGAGGAACAGGTGCGCGGCAGCGTCTTCCGGCCGCGCAACAAGCGGCAGGTGAAGATTCTCCACGCGCAAGCCGGGCATTTGCTCAGCGGCGCCAGTTGATACCAGAGGGACGCGATGCCCTCGTATTTCGATCAAGCGTTTGAGGCCGCGGCCGCGCCGCTGTTCGACCAGTGGTTCGGGACGACGGTGCGGCTGCGGCGCAACGGAGTGGATAGCGACGAGTTCACCGCGAACTGGTCGACGCAGGAATATCAGTCGCTGGGCGATGACCTGGGGATTTACCTGACCGTCAAGAAGCGCGTCTACCGACTCCTGAAAACGGACTGTGTGATTGGCGGCGTGCAGGTGGAACCACGCGCCGGAGACTACCTAGTCGACGGCTCCGAAACGTTGGAGATCACGCCGGTCGAGGGTCGGCCGGCCGTGTCGGAGGAAGCCGGCGCTTACCGCTGGCTGGTTCGCACCAAGCGGGTGGCGTGATGGCGGATGCCGAATGCGTGGCGATCGCGAAGGCCGTAACGGCGGCGCTCAACGCCGGCGCGTTCAGCAAGACGTTCACCGCCGCGCGGTCCTACGCCGACTGGGACGAGGAATTGGCCGACGATGATGGCGATTTGCACGTGGACGTGGTGGTCTCGCAGACCGGCGCGGAGGATCAGCTCGCGACGCGCGGATCTGCCGCGCTCTCGACGCCGATCGACATTGGCGTGAGGAAGAAGCTGGGAACGACGGAGCAGGACGAATCGACCGGCAGAATCGAGACCTCCGAAGTCGATGACCTGCAAAAACTGGTAGAGGAATTGCGAGTGTTTTTTCTGGGATCGGCGCTCACTGGATACACCGGCGCGAAATGGAAGTCGAGCAATCCGCGACTGACGTTCAACCGCCGGCATTTGCGCGAGCACCGGCAATTCACGGCGATCATTCGCGTGGTGTTTGATTCGCGGGTGTTAATCTGATGTTCGGCTTCGGCGTCAAGATTGAGAACAAGTTGGACCGCGTGGCGAAGGCAGCCGAAACCGGCGAGTTCCGTTCGTTCGCGCGGGCCGCGTTCGCGATCCGCCAGACGGCCGTCGAGTCCATTGAGCGGGCGGCGGGGCCGTCCGCGCCGGGCGAGCCGCCGCACACGCACCGGCGGATGTTCCTGCGGCGGGCGATCCGCTACGCCGCGAATCGCGAGGGCGCGGTGATCGGTCCGCGGTTCTCCGTGGTCGGAACCGCCGGCGAGGCGCACGAGTTTGGCGGCGAGTATCGCGGAAACAAGTATCCCGCGCGGCCGTTCATGTTTCCGGCCCTGCAAGCCAACCTGGACAGATTCGCCGGCGCGTGGGCCGGCTCCATCGGAGAATAGGAGACTGACGCATGTCGGACGAAATGGGCTACCAGTCCAAACTCTACATCGGCACGGCCGGTTCGGCGGCGAGCACGCAGGTCACGCAGGCCACGGACATTGATTATAAAACGACGCCACAAAAGGGACCGACCACCGTGCGCGGCACTTCTGGTGTGGTGCCGATCACTACCGAGAATGTCACGCAACTCGGCGTCTCCGTCACCTGGAAGATGGTCAACGACCCGACCGACGCGCAGTTGGCGACCATGATCGCGGCCGCCATCGCCGGAGCGGCCATCGCCGTCAAGCTCGTCACCGGCAGCGGCGCGACGCTCTTCGACGGCGACTGCACGCTTGAGAAGGGGTACAACGCGCCGCTCGCTGGCGAGTCGACCTATGACTTCACGGCCACCCCGACCAAGTCCGCTGGTCGCAGTCCGACGCTCGGTTAATGCGTCGCGGTCGAGTAGCGGGCCGACTGGTTGACTGGTGAGTTATGCCCACGTTCATCTACACCAAATCGCTGCAGGGCGCCGGCACGTTCGCCGGGCGGACGGTGGTCCGCTCCGCCGACCACCCGAACCCGTACGAGATGACGCTGCCCGTCGCGCTGGCCGTCACCGGCTGGTTGAAGACGGACGCCAACACGGCGACCTGCGTCGAGCCGGCCGGCTGGACCGTCGGCAACTACGACGTCTACTGGTCGGGCGGCATGCGCTACGGGTGCGCGGCGACGGCCGTGGGGACAACCGGCACCATCCAACTCGACGGCGGAACGGGCGATGATTTCCCCGCCAACGGCACGACCGGCGTGGTGATCTGCAAACAGGTGTCAATCAACACGCAGATCGACGGGGACGCCATCGCGATCATTGGCGTGGAGCTGTCCTACCCGGATAGCGCGTCGACCAAGGTCGGCCACCTGGACATGCAGGACGCGGGGAACGCCACGATCAAAGAGATCGATCTCGACGCCAACGAGTTGCAAGTCTGGGACATCACCGGCGGCGACTCCAACGTCTTCACCGGCAATCCCATCAC